TGCCGACACCCGTACCAGCAAGAGCGACATTAAGAGTTTTGTTAGGGAGACCGCCTTTGGTAATTTTGTTAAAGTATTCAAGATCAAATTCAATTTTTTCCTCCTTACGGTGATATGATTCGTATCTTTCTTCGTAGTCTTCAAGATAATCGTGACCAATGTGAGTATCAAAACTTACTGCTAATGCATCTTGGAGAATCGAAGGAATACTATCCCGACTTTTCTTTTCGTCTTTACCATCAGCAATATGAATTGATTCCATCAGTGCCAAGTAAATAGCACGGTCACGACACCACTTTTCAGTTTGGTCAATCAACCATTGAAACTCTGTTGTAGATTCATCAAGTTCATTAATCAAATTAATGACATCTTTAAAGGAACTTTCATTAATGTCTTGACGACTCTCAACCTCAATACAAAGAACTTCTTTGGTTACTTGTTTATTATATTGCTGAATAAAATTGAAGATCTCTTCGAATACAATCTTTTGAGAAGGATCTTCAAAATATTCTGTCTTGATAAAAGGAATAACTTTTCTAGAATACTCTTCATTATGAAGAAGATTTTTTAGAATGAGATATTCAACTCTCTCCATAACTAAATTCCTTTCGAGCAATATCGTCCAATTGTAGCATTACTTCCTCAGTAAAGTAAACCTCAGGTTCTTTAAGAATCTGCTTGGCGTAAATTTTCTTACCATTCATCTCGTAACGACCGGCAACGTTCTTCCAAAGTCCGCCAATTTCACCGAGTTCAAGAAGACCGTAATATCTATCAAGACCACGCTCATCATAATAAAGACGTATTTCCACATCTTTGTTCTCCTTACTCAAACGCGACTTAGCAGTCTTAGCTTTGATAATATTGCCGATAATCTCCGTTCCATCCTTTTCTTTCTTTTTGCTGAGATAAATGATTGAAGACGCTGCGTACTTGAGTCCACTGCCTCCACCCATTTCTTTAGTTGGTACGTAAGCTCCGATAACATCGTAGGTATGGTTAGTAACGATCATTGGAATTTTTGCTTGACCAAGTTTAAGAGTAAGCATTCGAAATGCACCCTTTACAAGTTGAGATTTAGTCATATCACGAACTTGTTTATCGTTAAGTGCGTCAGTAATCTCTTTCTCAGTCGAAAGCATTCCCAGAGAGTCTAGCACAAACATACATGGTTTGCGTTCTTCTTCTGGTTTCTTAAGATATATATCTACTGCCTTAAGTGCTTTACTGCGAAAGTCCTCAATAGTTACAACATTAACTACTACAAGACGAGAGGTGTCAATTGCCCTAGATTCAAGTAGGGACTTGGTGATAGCTGCCTCAGTATCAAAATAGAGACAATAACCATCGGGATTGGAATCAAGAAAATTCTTAACAACGGCGAGGCTGAAGAAAGTCTTTCCAGTAGAAGACTCTCCAGCAATAGCAGTAATCTTATTCCCAGATACACCACCAAATACACTACCTGAAACAAGTGCGTTAAAGATGTAAGAACCCGTGTCAACATAAGTTTCAGTCTCATCAATATCTGCTGCGAGTTTAGTGAAATCATCACCAATCTCTTTTACAATATCTTTTAAAAAATCCATTTAACTTTTCTCCATTTTATTTTTCAGTGAAAACTTATATGACCATAGTTTAGCATAGAGTTGCTTATCAACATACTTTATTGATGAAATTATTTTTTCCAACTCTCTTTCATTTATTGGCAAATCCATTAGCAAAAAAATGATTCCAAACTAGATGTTTTCTCCACCTTCCACCCAATAGAATCCAAAATAGTTTTGAGTGGTTCAAGAAAACTCTTCTCAAACTGTAGATCATAATCCACATATTGTTGAAGATTAAGTTCCTTGGGAAACTCTTGAATAAATGAAATTACATTTTCATATATTGAGTTTGGTTTTTTAAGATAACAAAACTTTATTTTTTCACCATTCTGAATAAGTGAATATTTATTTGTAAGTTTATTCTTTTTAATATAATGATTAAACAAAAGTGCTCCTCTTACGTGAATAGGAGTTCCCTTGGCATAAATTGATGAAGAAGATTGATACTTCACTACATCAGATACACTTCTTGGAAATGAAATCTCTTCCGGAGAAAGTTTCTTGAACTTTGACCTAGAAGACTCAATGAAATTAATGACTTCATCTTCGGTTCCAGTCATCATCAACTTAAGAGCATCCTTAATCATTTTACGGCAAGGAGCAGGTGTTGAAGACTTGACTGCCTCAATACCCATAATCTTAAGTTTAGGTTCAGAATAGCGAACTCCTTCACTATCCCATACGTTAAGAATGTATCGCTTCTTCGCAGTCCAAATACCACGATCGGCAATATTCTCACGTTTCATTTGCATTTTTTGTTCGTAGGCATTGACGTACTCCGCCAGTTCTTCGTAAGAACTTTGAATATACTTTTCAAATTCCACCTTACAGACCTTATCAAGGAATGAGACAACTTTCTCATTAGTTTTCTCTCTGCCTTTGAATACACTGTCAACCAGAGGACCCATATTGAGGTAGATAGAATCAGTATCAGAAGCAATAACGTAATCAACATCTTTTGTTCTCAAAGCTTTGTTAATGTGTTTGTTTACTTTACCCTCAATCCAGCGGATTGATACTTGCCCAGAAAGCGTAATTGCTTCTGCATTAGCAAGTTTATAGTATCGGAAATATTGGTTTCCAATAGCACCATAAGCAGAGTTTAGTGAAATCTTCTTTGCCATCTGAATGTTATTACAGCGGGCAATCTCTTTCTCCAACTCTTTTGTAGGAGTTATTTGATACTGCTGTTTAGCAGCAAGCATCTTCTTCTTAAAGATTACACGGTCACCATACATCTTCTCCATAAGTTCTGGGAGCATACCTTTAACATCCTTACGATACATTGCCCCATTGGCACATACCGCATTATCCTTATACATCTCAAAACTGATCTCTTGATCAAGAATTTTATTTACGGTGACCGTAGGATGCTTCTCTTCCAGAAGAGTTTCTGGGGAAATGTTGTATTGCATAATGAGGTGAGGATATAGAGAGTTCAAGTCAAAACTGACCACCCAATCATAAACACCAGGAACAGGTTCTTTTACATAAGCACCTGCATATTTCTCACTCTTATTCTCCCTCTTCTTTGGAGGAATTACAATATCACGTTTTTTGAGATAGTTGTAGATGATATTGTCCCACATACGAACTTGATAAAACACATCAGCATAATTCACCTTTGCGTCATATGCCATCGTCAAAGCAAGTTCAATCAGTTTCATCTTGTCTTCCAAACGGTCAACAAGTTCCACGTCAACGATGTTGTATTCAATAAACTTTTGCCATCCTTGAGTATAGAAGTCCTTAAAGGTATCAAACTCAGAGTGGTCAAGTTTCTGCTGACCAAGTTCTACTTGGGCAATATAATCTAGGCGATAAGACTCTTGTGCCTTATAAGTAAACTTCTTATAAAGATCAAGATAATCAAGTTGAGTCAAACCACCAACATCAAATGTTGTATGCTTACGACCCATCATCTCAACACTACCTTCTGTCACAAGTCCCCAGTTAGAAAACCTTTTCATCAGTTTCTCACCGAGAACCCTATTGATACGCTTGCAAATATAAGGAACGTCATATAGTTGAATGTTCCATCCAGTCACAACATCAGGAACATTGCACATCCAATAGTTAATAAATGAACTTAAAAGTTCATACTCAGTTGGGCAATGATGATATGTCACATTTGACTGTTTATTGATAAAGGGTTTTGCCCCCCAAGTAATAATTTCCTTTGTAGTATAATCTTGAATAGTAATAGCAAGAATCTCCTCAACACAAGATTCTACGTCAGGGAATCCCTGTTCAGAAGCAACCTCAATGTCAATGGTTACAAGTTTGATTTTACTGATGTCAAACTTAATTTCATCCTCAGGATACTTTTCAGAAATATATTGGTAGATATATCTATCGTTTCCATAGATTTCAAATCCCTCAACACCTTCATACTTACTATAAAACTCCCTACAATCTCTGACTGTTCCGGGTTTAATTGGTTCTACGGTTTCTCCTTGGAGAGTTTTATATTTACTATCTTTCTTAGACTTTACGAATAGGGTTGGAAAAAATTCTTCTTTGGTTTCAAATCTTTTTCCATTCTTAACCCCACGAACCAAAATATTGTTTCCAATCAATTGAACATTAGTATAAAAATTCATTACTTAGTAAGATCTTCGTATTTTTTCAAGAGTTTTTCAGAGGGTTCTGCAATAGTGATGATCTTATCTGACGAGATCATAAATGTATCCTGACTAGAAAAATCAATCAACCATGAAGATAGAGTTTCATTTGACTGGTTCAACAAAAATG